TGAATTTTACTATAAAAAAATATCAAACGAAGGAATCAAATTTAGCAATACTAAAGCATTATTTGACCAAGGGTTTACAATACTAAAACCTATGGATAATAATATAACTACAGACTTTAGGAATTGGAATTTAAAATATGCCAAAGCCGAATACGATTGGTATACATCAGGTGATCGTAATATAAAAGCACTAGGTGACATATATGGAAAAATACCAAGTATATGGTTGAGGATGGCAGATGAAAGTGGGAATGTAAATTCTAATTATGGATGGCAATGGAAAAGAAATAACCAATTGGCAAATGTTATTAAAATTTTAAAGACAAACAAAGAGTCAAGGCAAGCAGCAATTAGTATTTATGATGCTAAAGAAATAGATACTTACGAGCATGATACTCCTTGCACTTATGCGGTACAGTTTACAATAATAGATAATAAGTTAAATATGTCTGTACTTATGAGATCGAATGACTTGTGGTTTGGATTCTGCAATGATCAATATTGTTTCTCTAGGCTTCAATGGTATGTCTCTAATGAACTAGGAATAAGTATTGGTAGTTATTATCATTACGCACACAATTTACATATTTACAATAACTTTTTAAACATACAAAAATGAAATTAACAAACGAATTTGATTCAGTTAGAACATGGGCAAACGATAAAGGTATACTTGCCAAAGGTGATCCTAAAACACAGTTCATAAAATTATTAGAAGAGGTAGGAGAATTATCTAGATCATTATTAAAAAATCATGATCCAGAATTTATAGATGCTATAGGTGACTGTGTTGTTGTTTTAACAAACCTAGCTGCAATAAAAGGTTACACCATAGAAGAATGTATAAATTCAGCTTATGAGATAATAAAAAGCAGAACAGGTAAGATGGAAAATGGCACATTTGTAAAAGACAATTAATGAAAAAGATGCTAATTTTATTGGTTGCTTTAATGGTAGTATCTTTAATTTATTATCAATCTAAAAATAAGAAAGTAATTAAAAAAAGAATTATTATTATCAATGACTTTGGAATAGTTACTCAAGAGGATATTTATACAGATACAATTGATTTAAGTCTGTACACAAGTCACGGTAGATTAAAGGATACTAAATAATGAGAAATGAAGTAGAACACAAATTGCAAGTTGCTATAGTTAAATGGTTAGAATTTACACAAGACTTTTACTATTACGCTATTCCTAATGGAGGAGCAAGACATAGACTTGTTGCAATGAAATTAAAAATGGAAGGAGTAAAGGCAGGAGTTGCTGATATGTTCTGGATGATTTCTAATAAAAATTGGAATGGATTATTTGTTGAAGTTAAGATTGACAAAGGCAGTCAGCAACCTAATCAAAAAGCATTTCAAGCAATAGCATTGGCACATGGGTATTACTATGCAATTGTTAGATCTATTGATGACTGCGAAAATCTTATTAAGAAATTTAAAGCAAATGAGATTTGAGTGAGAACTACAAGAATGCAATTAAATGGATTAATACGATGTTAGAGAATCCAACAAAACAAATTAAAATTGATTGTGCTACATATCACGATTTAAATTTTAGTCTTGAAGTTAACAAGAATAGAATACTAATGAACGATGGCTCTTCAAAATCAGCTTATATTCAAACAAAAAAAATTAAAGATTATTTTTTATTTCAATAAATTATATTTAAATTTTGCGCATGAAAAATGAAATACAAATTGATCACCCGGAGCATTATCAAAGTGATGGCATCGAAGTGATTGACATAATTGATAATTTCAATCTTAATTTCAATCTTGGCAACTCTATTAAATATATCCTTAGAGCAGATAAGAAAGGAAATAGAAAACAAGATTTACAAAAAGCATTATGGTATCTGAATCATGAACTTTTAAAATATAATGGATAATCTTATTATTTTTGGTATCTTTGTAGGCAGTCTCGAAATGATTTTTATATTGATTTACACGATCCTAATTCTAAAAAACAAAAAGTGAAAGCGATAGATCACCTTATCAAACGGCATAGGCATTGGATTAACATTGTCAGGAAGTTTGGTGAGTTGACCTATGCTGAAGATATAGTACAAGAGGCTTATATTAAGATCTTGGAAATGGATAAAGATATCAATGAGGCTTATTTTTATTATACATTAAGATCGTTAACGATGTATCTTCATTCTAAAAAAGTTATTAAATTAGAAATAACAAAAGAAATAGAATATTTATTAAACGAATCTCAAGAAAATGAAAACATTGTAGAGCAAACTAAACCTTATTTTGATTACATCGCAACATGGGATTATTACGATCAAATGTTATTTTCAGTATATTTAAAAAAAGGAATATCGATGAGAAAAATGTCAAGAGAATCTGGTATTTCATTTACATCAATTTATAATACAATTAGAAACTGTAAAACAAAATTAAAACAATGGGCAAAAGAAAATCAAAAGGACTTGGAGATTCAATAGAGAAGTTCACAGAAGCAACTGGCATTAAAGCAGGAGTTGACAAACTAGCAGAAGCAATTGGATTTGATTGTGGATGTGATAAAAGAAAGGAAGTATTAAACAAAATATTTCCTTACAACAATCCAGAATGTTTATCAATTGAGGACTACCAATATTTAGATCAATTTTTTGCAGTCAATCATGAAACAATTACTCCAATGATACAGAATGATTTGGCTAATATTTATTTTAATGTTTTTAATGTTAGATTGCAACAAACAAGTTGCGATTCATGCTGGAGAGATACAATAGGCAAACTACGCAAAGTATACATGGAGCATGATAATGAAGCCTGATGAAAGAGCAAGGGTAATCTATATCAATTGTCTATATTACACAAAAGAAAAGGCAATGGCAATCCAATGCGCATTGTATATGGTGCAAATGATTATTGAGCAGAAATTAAAGATTGATGACAAGATCTATTGGAAACTAGTTAAAGAAGAAATATACTTAATAGAGATTTAATTTGGATTTCAATTTTTTTCAAATGGATGAGATAAAAAAACAAAGAGGCGGTGCAAGACCAAATTCAGGTAGGCTAAAGAAAGATGAAGTCATTTCATTGATTGAAACAATGGATGCAGTCAAAGTTCCAGAAGCAATTTGGATTAAGTTAGCAGAACGAATTGAAGATGGAGATACCAATGCCATTAAGACTTGGTTGCAGTACAGATATGGTATGCCAAAGCAAGTCATAGATCAAAATAATACGCATACAATAAACGATTTCGACATAAAAGACATTGTCAAATTTGAGTGATAAATTTAAATGATAAATATAAGCCGTTATTTTATTCAGATTCTCGATACTATGTAATAACAGGTGGTCGTGGTTCTGGTAAATCGTATGCTTTAAACTCATTCCTTTTGCTTCTAACGTATGAAGTAGGTCATGTGATACTATTTACAAGGTACACATTAACATCTGCTCATGTGTCAATCATTCCAGAGTTTACAGACAAGATTGAAACCGCAGGATTGCAGGACCATTTTTATATCACAAAGGATGAGATTATAAATACTCAAACTAATTCAAGGATAATATTCAAAGGTATTAAAACAAGTAGTGGAACTCAAACTGCTAATCTAAAGTCATTGGCTGGTGTTACTACCTTTGTCCTTGATGAAGCAGAAGAATTAGTAGATGAAGATGTATTTGATAAGATAGATCTATCTGTTAGGCACAACTCAAAACAAAATAGAGTAATACTGATCTTAAACCCTGTAACTAAAGAGCATTTTATTTATAAAAGATTCTTTGAGAATAAAGGAGTTGATGCAGGAACATCCGCTGTCAAAAAAGATATTACTTATATTCATACAACTTATAAAGACAATCAAAAATATCTTTCTGATTCTTTTATTTCTCAAATCGAAAGTATTAAAGAAACAAATCCTAAGAAATACGAACATACGATATTAGGAGGATGGTTGGACAAAGCAGAAGGTGTTGTATTTACTAACTGGAAGTTCGGTGAGTTTAACCCAAATCAATTGCAAACATCTTACGGTATGGACTTTGGATTCTCAATAGATCCAGATGCATTATCAGAGGTAGCAATAGATAAAGCAAGGAAGATAATCTATGTTAAAGAGATAATCTATGAGAGAGGATTAAAGACACATATACTTGCATCGTTAATTAAAGAGAAATGCAATAATGGTTTAATCATAGCTGACTCAGCTGAACCAAGACTTATAGATGATTTACGTTATCAAGGTATAAACATCCAACCTGTTAAGAAAGGTACCATTGAATCAGGGATAATTAGGATGCAAGACTATCAAATCATTGTAGATCCACAATCACAAAACATTGCCAAAGAATTTAATAACTACGTATATTTAAATAAGGCTTCTAAATTATATCTTGACGCATGGAATCATATAATAGATGCAATTAGATATAATATTATCTACCATTTAGATAATCCAAATCAAGGCAACTATCATATTTATTAAGACAAAAACAAACAATTTACGTTTATACATTATGAAAGTAAAAATTTCAATCCCAACAAGTTTAAGTGAAATAAAATTAAGCCAATATCAGAAGTTTGTTAAGATTGCAAATGAAAATGAAGAAGGCACATTTCTAAACCAAAAGATGGTTCAGATTTTTTGTAATGTAGATTTATTTGTAGTTGCCAAGATGAAGCAACAGGATCTAAATTATGCAGTTGGTAAGATTACGGAATTGTTTAAAAAGATTCCAGAGTTAATAACAAAGTTCACTTTAAATGGAACAGAGTTTGGATTTATTCCTAACCTAAATGATATGTCTTCTGGTGAATACATGGACTTGGATGGGTACATAGTTGATTGGGAAGATAGTCATAGAAGTATGGCAGTACTTTACAGACCAATTAAACAAAAGTTAAGTAATAAGTACTTGATTGAGGACTACGAGGGAAGTGATAAGTTTGCAGAACAAATGCTTAATGCACCAATGGATGTTGTATTAAGTAGCAAGGTTTTTTTTTGGACTTTAGGTCGAGAATTATTGAAAAGTACGATGGACTTTTTGGAGGGGAGCAAGCAGATGAGTTCAGCGAACAAGCACAATTTGGGAAAAGATGGGGTTGGTATTCTTCAATCTATGCCTTATCACAGGGCGATGTTAGAAGATTTGATGAAATTACCCAACTACCCATTAATCAATGCTTAACTTTTTTAAGTTTTGAGAAACAGAAGAATGAATTAGAATTAAAAATGATTAAACAAAATAGATAATGAACGGATTTTATTACGTTATTGATAAATTAAGGGACTATATTAAAGACACAGGGTTTGTGCATACGGTTAGCACAGGGGACATCTTTGAAGTTGACTTGGTTAAGCAGA